GTGTTCGTGGTCCCGCAGTGGACTGTATTGTTTATGATGAGGTACAAGATATAAATTATGATCAAATACCTATCATTCAAGAAACAATGGCCCTTTCTCCGTATAAACGAGAAATTTTTGCAGGGACTCCACTAGACAGTACCAATACGATACATAGTCTATGGAAAACGAGTAGTCAATTAGAATGGATGATGCGTTGTGGTTGTGGACATTGGAACAGTTTAACTGAAGGCAACGAACCAATGAAAATGATTATGCCTCATGGATTGAGTTGTTCCAAATGTTCTAAAAAATTAAATGCTAGAGCTGGTGAATGGGCGGCAGGAAATCCAAAAAATTATCTCATGGCTGGATATCATTTAGCTCAACCAATTCTACCGTTTTTTAATGAAACTGAAAAAGAGTGGAAAGAAATTCATATAAAATGTACCAGTGGTAAATATGACCAGAAAAAAATAATGAATGAGGTATTTGGCTTGAGTTTTGATATAGGGACAAAACCAATTACCGAAGAAGAATTACGTAAAGTTTGTACGTTAGGTAGAATGGAAAGTGCTGCTGGTAAAATGCGTATAATAGATGAAAATAAATTAAAATATAAAATTTATACTGTGGGAGTGGATTGGGGTGTGTCGATGGTACAGAGTCGTACAGTTATGACCGTTGGTGGTATAAAGAACGATGGAACTTTTGATGTTGTCTATACAAAAATATTCCGAGGGTTTGACCATGAAGCACATATTCGTCAAATAGCCGATATAGCTAATGGCTTGAATGCCTATTGTGTTTGTGACTCTGGTCCAGATCCGATACGTGGAATTAAATTATGTGAACTAACCAGCCCAACCAGGTCGCAATTAGCGGCCTACAGAAGGTCTAAAGTAATTCAATATTACGATGAAGGAGATTACGACTGGAGACAGAATAGATGGATTCTTCATAGATCAGATGTAATATCTTTAATTATTCGTCAAATCAAGGAAGGAAAAATACATTTTCCGGCTTGGGAAGACGTTTCTGATTATATGCAAGATCTACTGAATGTATATATCGAAATCAAGGATGGTCTTTATGGGCAGGAGATGTTCTATACCCACAACGATAATCAACCTGATGACGCCATGCATAGCCTTGTATATGCCGCTTGTTCAGCCTATATGGCCATAGGAGACGTTGGTTTATTGGGACCTAGCTCCAGCTCCAGAGAAAATTAAGACTTACCAAAACCGATTATACGATCTTTATCGCGATCTTCTTTAAACTTGTTATCTTCATATAGATAATAAATTTCAGCTAAACTCATAGGTTCTTTAACTATGTACTCAAATTTAAGAGAATCTATTAATTTTTGAGCTTCCTCGACTTCTAGTTTTTTAAATTCGTGGCTTAGTTTTAATCTACCTTTTCTTAATAAAGCTTTATCAATATTCTCTTTCTTGGTATTAAATGTAGCTATAATTGTTACGTTTAAGGCATTACCAATAAAGCTGTCGGTTAAATTAAGAATAGCTGAGACTATGGAAGAATTTCCGGTATTTTCCTCACGTGAGAGGAGAGCTTTTTCTGCGTCTTCTATCACAAGTATTAAATTTCTGTTTGATATGAGTAGTGGTAAAAAATCCGGCGATATCAAGCTGTCTATAAGATTAATCGGAACATATACAATTTTTCTGCTAGTTACCGAATTTAAAAGATACTTTATATATGAAGATTTTCCTGTACCTGGATCACCATAAAACAAATATAGTCCTGAAAGTTTATTACTAAGCGAATTAATAATTTCTTCGTGTATTCCTACAAATTTTTTACCATAGTTTAACTCCAAGTCTACGGTTGATGGAGTTATATCTATTGGTTGCAGAACAACATCACCATAGCTATTTGTAAGTAGATGTATCTTGGAAGATTTCTTAGAGACATATTTAGTAAATTCCGAACACAGCTCTTTCAGTTTTTCGGGGTTTGAAGAAGCTGCGTTGACTTTACATGTAGTGATTTCATTTTTAGTCATCTCGGAACTTTCTTGAGACTCACCATAAATTTCATCAACTAGTTCAGATATATGATCTCCAAACTTCGTATGCTTGGCTTCGGTGACCTCAAGTACAACATCTTCGTATTTACCGACACCTTTCCAAAAAGCTGTTTCGTGCAGATTACTATTTCTGAATACATAATCTGTAGAAAGCCTCTCAAAGTTTTCTTGTATATACGCTAATGTTTTTAAGATATCTAACGAATCTTGTATATGTAAACGAGATGGAAATTTCCCAAAAATTAAATTGTACAAGTATTCTATTTTAAGATGCGCCAATCCGGAAGGTTTTTCAAACATTCCCGCATAATTACGCTCGGTTGGCAGCAGGTTATCCATAATTAGCTAGTCATTTTATCTAGATAATCTTTAACAATTTTTATTTTTTCATCAAAGATTTCTTGAAGAGCTTCGTTTTTTTCTAAGTCGTCACATACTACAGGTTTTCCTTCGGGCATTATAGCTGTAGGGAAAAGTTTAGGAGCCCTACAAAAGCCATATTCAAAAAATACTTCACCTGCATACGCATTCACAGATGAAGTAAAATTTAAATTTTCCATTTTCAATAACATAACTTCAGTCAGACCTGAAATGAGTTCTTCTGCTTCAAGAGGATCGAAGTCTTCAAAATCTTGTGCCGTAGAAGTGAATAATCTAGTGCACACTTCAAAAGTGCGTATATCGCTCTCGTACATATCTGTGGTTAATACAGTTATTCCTGCCTGTATTTTATCAGATTGTAGGTCTGTTAACTCAAAATCAAAGTCATTTTCAATTTCATTTCTTAAAATTATAGACTCCCATTCAAAACACTCTGTACCATAATTTTTTATTACAACAGATAACAAAGCGGATACAGGAGCGTTTTCGTCTTTTAAAATTTGCTTATCTGTCTTCATATCAATACTATCTGCTATATTTGACAAACTTTCCAGTAAAATCTGTGTAGTACAATTCTTTTATATCTAAATAAGATATCAGTGATTTGCAGCTTTGGCAAGGAGCAGAATAACCTAATTCTCCATTCTTTAAAATTCGGACATTTACAACCGAGCATTTATTAAATGGAACATTGGTTAAATTTTTAAGTTTAACAAATGCGTTCAATTCTGAGCATGTAAACTTATGTGGACTCACATTTACACCCTCTCGACTTATTTTTGGATATTTTAAATTGAGAGGGTGCGTTTTTTTACTGTTGAGTCCTACCGATACTATTCTCCCCTTATATAAAACAAAAGATACATGAAAGTTATTAATCATTATTTCTGGCTGAATAGCTCGAGCTAAATCCACCAGCTTCTCAAATTTACTCATCTTATTGTAAAATATTCGCTCCCGTAATCAAACACAGCTCCAATTATTTTAGAAATATTATTGAAATGCGTTCTAGGTATTCCACGATAGTCAGATATATTTATACCGCTTTCGAGAAGAGTATCTCGCTGATATTCTGTTTTATTCTCTAGAGCTTCGGGCTTTAAATTTGGATATTTAAATTTAAAGAAAATGTAATTCCAATATTGTCTAGTACCATCGAAATTTTCTCTAGGGTCTTCCCTTCTAAAAAGAAGATCACAGTTTGCTTTAAAATAGCTGTGCTCCATCAGCATAGGTTTACAAAACACGACGTATTGATATCCATCGTGCAATGCTTGTGCTTTTAAAAGCTCCCTGGCGTTGTAATCTTTAGGACAAGTAACTGTCTCCGGTAATCTTGAGCGTTTCACATGTCCCACCTGTTTCCAATACATTTTATATAATGGCATGTTCATAAAAAAAGCACCCGCCCTGGTGCGCTGATCTAACGGGAAGCGTGGCGGGTATGTTATTTAAATTAAGTTAAGTTAATTAGATTGGTTTAACTCCTGCAAGTTCCTCGAACAGCTTAATATCTGAGCGAGGCATTGTAGGAAACACATCTGCAAATTTTTCCAAGTCGGCAGGATCTAGATCAAAGCCAAAAGCTTCTTGATATTTGTCCTTGCTGACTTTTTGCAGATCTTCCACAGCGTATTTATCACCATGGGCTTCAATGAAATTCAGGTCTTCGGCGACTTTCTCAATACTCTTTGTAAAAATTTTATCCACAGGGTCACCCAAAACACTTGCAACTTTAATGTTATCATAAAGTCCCTCCATATTTTCAATGTGGTAAAGTGTTTCAGCCAGTTTCATAACCTCATCAACAGAAGAAATGTTTTTAACATCTTCTTTCAATCTG